CTAAAAAGAAGCGTGGTGAGTATGAAGAACGGATAAATCGTCTAAAAACAGCCAAAGACAAGAATCTATCTGTTGAAGATGTAGATGAATATGAGCACACTACCCTTTCTGAATGGCGTGCGATGGCTGATGATAACCCCGAACTATACCAAAAACTATGGGCAATAGACGAGGCTATGGCGAAAGCAGGGGCTTCGTTTGCTAAGGGCGATAATAAAAAGCAAAAATACTCAGCTAAGAAGTCTGGCTCAGGACGTGGACGTGGTGGTTCAAAAATTAATAAGTTATCGGCTGATTTTGGTAGATTAACAGGGGTTGGCTCTAATGCACCAAAGGTACGAGAATATCAGACTATGGCTGAGTCAACTAAAATACTGCCCAGAATTAAGCGAATCCAGCCCAATATAGTACACACTATAAGGTCAGGTAGAGTATAATAAGCTTATGGCAAGCATAGACACAATCACCGACTTAGCACAAGATACATACTATACTATAAACGGCGTTACTAATGACGATACTGGTGATGACCTAACCCAGTTTCAAGATGACTTCATACGGGCTTTTAATTTATGGAAAGATGAGTTTGAGACAGAGGCATATTGGTCAAAACTTAGGGTAGATGATTACACCTTAGCTACAATAGCTGATACGACTACTTATTCATTCACATTACCTGACGAATATCGCTCACCTATATTCAGCCAGAACAAATATCTAAAGTTTATTAGTGCTGATGATACTGTTATTGCTACGTTTAAGATGGTTGACCCTAGCCAACGGCAGGTAGATGACGCTTGGGATAAACCTGATAGGGCTACTTTTGTAGGGCGTAATGTGGTGTTATCACGACCACCTAAAGACGTAGAGTTGGGGGCTACAATCGTATTGGACGTAGTAGAGTATTTACCACCACTGGCTCGTAATGATGACAGTGCAATAGCATTATTGCCAAACAAACAACTTGCAGTGTTGGGTGTGGCTAAAAATACTAGCCTATCTAATGTAGTTAAGGTGTCCTTAAGTCCTAGTTTTGCTCAGAAATATAATGATGAGTTACAAAAGGCTATCACTCAAAATAACCTCACTAATGAGCTTGATGATATGCAGAGAGATAATTACGCTTATATAAACGGAATCTGGTGATATGGCTTTAGATAATCCTGTAAAAGTAAAGGGAGCACAGATAACCTCGCCGTCACCAATAACCTCATTTGATATGGGGCTTGATGAGCGTGGTGATTATAATATACAACCTAATGCGTTCTCTTATGGGCGTAATGTAATGGTTAATTCTAGGGGCAATGTTACTAAACGATTAGTGAAACGTAAGTGGTTACCCGATGCAGTAGCATTTAACAGTGAGGTATCTACGGTTTATTATGGTGGTCAGATATATTACTTTATAGCTGATGATAGCAAAGTAAGGTATTGCCAAGAAAATGATACATCTTGGACAGCTTGTGGCGGTAGTAACTCTATAACCACTACATCGGGCACAATTACGACTTTTTTGCGTACAGGTAACTGGTTGCTCTGCATGAATGGTGTGGACCGGCTTAGATATATTGACTTATCTGATTTCACGATGAATCAATTTACGTCTGTGGTAAACCCTGTGAACACGCTAACTTATGCTCGCACAGGACTTTCTAGTGGTGGTATAACCGTTTATTACTGTATAACTTATAACTCAGATGGTGGCGGTGAAACAGGTATAAGTAATATCTTATCAGCAACGGTCAACAAATCTCGTGGCTCATGGAAAACAGACGGTACAGAGTATCTTACTCTTACGTTTAATGATACCCCCCCAGTGGGAGCTACAAGTCGCAACGTGTATATAGCTATAGCTATACAAGGCTCTGCTGTAGCTGTGGGAGATATGTTTTTACTAAAAGCTAACGTACCAACAGGTAACACTACTTTTGTAGATAATGGGCAAGACCCAATTACTCTATTCGGTGCTCCAACCGCTAACACTACAGCAGGTGTTAAGGTCAAAAATGCTATTATGGCTGATAACGTGCCTGTTATGTATGGCAACCCTGACGAGCCTTATACTCTATATTTCCCTGTGGTACTTGAGGGTGGTGGAATATCTTTCGGTGGCGATGCTCAGAGCCTACGATTACTGGAAGGCACAAACTACTACCCTACCTCTGTTGTAGGTTTTCGTAACAACCAGAACATACCTTCGTTACTAACACTATTTTCTGGCACAGAGGGTGTGTCTAAGCAACAAACAGTTACTCAAAAAACATTATCATACGGCAACAATATACTTACCTACTGGGGTGCTGATGACCTAAACTCTGGTGCTAGTGCTGTGTACTCATCTTATGGTACAGTTGCTTACCTCAATCAGCTATTATTCCCATCATCTGAGGGTATAACTTCTATTAAAACAGAGGCTAACTTACAAAATGTGCTGGCTCCTAATATCGTCTCAGAAGCTATAAACACGACATACAGAACAATCAAAACAGCTAATTTTGATATGATTGTATCTACTGGCTGGAACAACTTGATTATGTTTACTATGCCGACACGAGGCTTTAACTACAATAATCAGATAATTGTTTACGACCTAGCTAATAAAGATAAGCCAAAATGGTATATCTGGGATATAAATGCTGATTGGGTTGGCACAATATCACCACCAAATAGGGATAGTTTCGCTTATATACGAGATGGCAAGTATTTCTATAAACTTGTAGAGGGTTATGTAGCAGAAGATGACGCACCCGACGGTACTTCTTCACCGTTCCCAATGAATATAGATAGTGCCTTAATACCATTTAATACTCAGAAGAACTCATTTTTTGCCATGAACCAGTGTGTATTTTATGTAGCTGAATTTATAGGCACGATAAATATTACAGTGTCATACTACAACCAAAAGGGTAAATTAAAATCTAAAACCAAGACCTATACTTATGGTTCACCATCTCGTAACCTGTTAGGTGGCTGGAGCAATCCTCGTAACTTATGGCGTAGCTGGAATACTAGAGTTATAAATTGGTCTACTGAGATACCAAGTGCAAGCAGTGCTAACGCTAGTACTAAGGTTAAGCGTCGTTTCAGGGTTCGTACCCCTAATCCTGTGATAAATGAATATAAGGTAAGTATTACATCTAATCTGGCTAATACCTCATTTGACCTAGTGGCAGTTGCCCCTGAAGGTGTTATGATAGGTGTAGTGGCGGATGTAGTATAATAAGCTTATGAATATAACACATTTAATATCAGA